GCATGACATTTTGCACAATGTTAAGTGCTTGTCACATAAGGACTTAGACGTTTAGCGCATGTTTAGCATGTTTGGGCCTCCGTTTAATGTCAGGAGGCGATGACAGGGTGCAGGATGCAGGACTCACGCAGCAGAAGCAGCAGCAGCAGAGAGCGCAGCGCGTTCACGCTCTTCAGCTTCTTTGAGCGCTACAGCGATAGCTTCCACATCAACATTGAATTTAGCAGCCAAGGCTTCCATGGCTTTCTTGGTGGCACGAATAGTCGGCCTAGGATTCTCGCTTGCTTGCTTAGGTTCACGATGCACAGGCAAGTGCGACTCAATATCCTCGAAATGTGCCAGGACTTCTTTGCGATACTCGCGAATGCCTTTCACCAGTGCCATGGCTTGGACTTCCCAAGCAGCGTATGAGGCTTTCTTAGGCTTTCCGTTCTTATTGAGGTGGGCTGGATTATGACCAGCACCTATCTGGCACGACGCACGGGAACCGAGCACATCGATGACATGCTGTGCTGTCGTAGTGCGTATGACTTTGCGCTTTGCGCCAGCATCGCGCTCTTCTGCCTTTTGCCGGTGCTCAGTACGCTGTTGCAGCTGATTAGCGACCGTAGCGCACATGACGATCGCATTGCGGTCTGGAAGCTCACCGAGCGGATCGGTCTGAAGCTTCTTGCATACTCGGTGCAGGTCGGCAATTGCTGAGCACTGTTGCGGAGTAAGCGAAGGCGAATCTGTGCCCTCACAGGCAAGACTCTGCTTCACCAAGTCCACAAGAGCCGCTAGACCTACGAAGCAAGTCTTGGCGTTGCGCATGGCCGTATTGAATGGCTTACGATCAAACATGATCTTCTCCCTGCATCACTAGGATGCGTAAACGCAGCGCGGAATTGCGCTGCAGTGAGTGGGGCACGTTTTAACGACTTGGCCTTGTCGGGAGTAGTCACGCAGTAGTGTTTGCGTGCTGTTCGCACTCCATCGCGATAGCAAGCGCTTGGCGCAGCTGTTTCGTTGCGTCTAAGACTAGGCGCCTAGCTTCGCACTCTGCGCTGTTGTCGTTGTCTGCTGCCAGAACACCAGATCTGGCGACCATGATTGCGTCGGCGATGCGTTCAGGATTCAACATGGCATGCTCCCTTTGTAACGTTATGCGGAGAATGCGGAAAACGACACTCAATGCGCGACATGCGCAAAAAGTGCCTTTCCCGGCCCCTCTCGCGTGATTAAATGCGCCGTGTAGTTACACGAACGCTGTATGGGCACGTTTTGAGCCTGTGCGGGGCTTATGTTCCACGTGGAACATAGGGAGCCATTCTACCTTGCCCCGCCGCAAGCCTTGTTCACGCAAGGCGGCAGGTCGCGGGGCAAGCCACAATATACGATTGTCAAAGAGAAAGAGGAGAGATGCGGGCCGACTGGTATGATCACTAGGATCGGGTCGGGTAGTCGCTTCTCATCCCTTGTCGGCCCGATGCAACTAGCGTAAACGCTCGCTTACAAATCGAACGGAAACGTGGGACTCCGGGGCTAGGGACCTTTATTGGGGACCCCAAAAATGCAAAAAGTATGAATTCAGGTAGTTATACAACTTTACGGTCAGCTAGTTATACAACTTTACAAGAAGCCAGTTATACAACTCCATTCTGCTTGCAACTCCACCCCGCATGAGTTATACAACTGCATGAATGAGACCACATGCATCGCCCAGCTGATCCGTAACTTCGATCACTTCAGCTTTGACATCTCCCCACAGAACCCCCTGCTGCTCGGGGACAAGCACCATATCAGCATCACCTTCACCGTATTCGGCCAGGACACGAAGTTTCAATTCGGTGACTTCGTCAACGCGAGTGCCATCACGATCGACTGGCTCCACGACTTCGTGACCCGCTTCGCTGAAGAACTCGAAGACGTGACGACCTACGACACGCCGAACCTCCGCAGTGACGCCGCCCTCCCAACAAAAGAAGAATTGATTCCTGCGCTCTGCAGCGTCCACTACACGCTAGGAGTTATGCACCATGCCGAAGCCCAGGCCGAAGGCTAACCGCCAACTCGTCAAACGGGTGACTGCCGTTGAGACTCTGCGGTATAACCTCCCGATCGCGCACTACCTCAACATGCTGCACACTGGAGCATGCACCGGCCACGTCCCCCGTGTCGACCCCCAGACCGGCAGGCCGACTGGAGAGTATGACGAAATCAACGTGGCTCAGCGACTGGACCTCACCAAGACCCTCTTGGATAAAACCATGCCCACCAAGGCGCCGGACCCAGAGATGGTCGACCTTGACGCTGAAGTGGACCCACGCGAGGCCCTCCAGACCAACTTGGATATGTTGTCCACTGATGAGCTACTGAAGCTGGCTGACGCCGAAATCATAGAGGACACCGACGATGACGACGACTCTGACCGCCCCTCCTTCATGTGATCCCTGGGCATACCGAGAGTGGCGGCACGTCGTAGGCGAGGCGGCGCGATATCGTGCCCTGCGTGAATTAGCCCGCAGGAAACTGCGCACGCGATCCCTTCTGGAATTCACCCGCCATTTCACCCCGTCCTATCACGTTGGATGGTTTCACAAAGAACTGTGCGATACGTTGGATGCCTTCATCGATGCTGTGGAGCAGGGCCGGCGCCCGAGACTTATAGTCGAAGTCCCACCCCGGCACGGCAAATCCCAGATCATCTCTCGGTGCTTTCCTGCGTTCGCGCTGGGGAAGAACCCGAATTGGGAGATCGTGACCGCGACGTATAGCCAGCCGCTGGCGGATTCCTTCGGGAAGTACGTGCGCAACATCCTGAACTCCCCCGACTACCAAGACCTGTTCCCTGACTCCCCAGTGAATCCTGCCTCAAATGCAGCGAACAATGTGCAGGTCGGAGACTTTGGGTCGTATTATGCGGTCGGCGTCGAGGGCTCCCTCACTGGCCGGGGCGCACACATCCTCATCATCGATGACCCAGTTAAAGACCGCGCAGACGCCGACTCCGAAACGGTGCGGAACTCGACGTGGGATTGGTATTCGTCAGTGGCCCGGACCCGTGTGGCCCCAGGTGGTGGGGTGATTGTCCTGCAGACTCGCTGGCATGAAGACGACTTGGCCGGGCGACTGCAACGTCTCGCCAAAGAGAGCAGCGAAGCCGACCAGTGGATGGTCCTGTCGTATCCAGCTATCGCGCTGCATGATGAGAAGAACCGTAAAACAGGAGAGCCGCTCGACCCTGGGCGCTGGCCCTTGGTGGAACTCGAACTCATCCGGGGCTCGGCGTCTCCCCGAGATTGGAATGCCCTCTATCAACAGCGACCTGTGCCAGACGATGGCATTTTCTTCTCGAAGACTATGCTCGACCAGAGCCGCTATCTCCTGCCGGAACTGCCCCCGCTCAAGGACATGACCTTCTATGTGTCGTGCGACTTGGCGATCAGCGAGAAGCAGGACGCGGATTATACCGTGATCGGCACCGTCGGCGTTGATCGCGATGGCCGCATGTGGCTCATGGACGACCTCGTCCGTGCGCGCCTCACCTCCTTCGACATCGTGGAGGCGATGCTGCAGAAAGTGAAGAAGTATAAAGCCGTGGCGCTTATCGTGGAGCGGGGACACATCAGCAAAAGTATCGGCCCCCTTTTGAAGAAGCGCATGTTCGAGCTGAAACTCTTCCCCACCATTTACGATCCGGTACCCCACCGGGACAAGATGGCCAGGGCGGCTGCGTTGCAGGGGCGGATGCAACAGGGCATGGTAAAAATGCCCGATACTCCGCGCTTTCAGAACGACATCTTCCCCGAGTTTATGGCGTTTCCCGCCGGGATGAACGACGATGTCGTGGATATGTTGGCACATGCGGCCGCGCATGTGGACCGCCTTATGCCTGGGCGGGGGCCGACATCAGGTGAAAGCCAGACGCCTGCGCAGGACTGGTATGACCAGCGGGGCAGGGCACACGGCATCTATTACACCGAAGAGGGCCGCATGCGACGGAACAGCAATAAGTTCGTGCGTGAGATACGCCGCCTCAACGGGGATCGACGTTGACTTTCCCTTCCCCGTAGTTCATTATCTGGGCATAGCGTGCACCATTCACACAGGAGGATCTCGCTATGGCTTCTGCCCAGCATACCACAGTGATCGACAACACCGCAGTCATCCCGACTCGGCATCGATACACTCCCGTCCGCGACGGCGATTACGTTGAAATCACCGCTTTCGGCGGCGCCGGCGTTCTGTACGGCGCAACTTTCCCCCACCGCAACACCAATCAGTATGTGCGCTACGACGTGCCTGCTGCCTGGGGCCAGACCGTCACTGAAAACGACGACGCGAATATCGCGGACGCTTTCATCGAACCGGGCGTGTCTCTCGGCCGCGACGAAACGCTCAGCGTCATCGTCCTGATCAATGGCAACCCGATCGAACGTGTCGCAAAAGGCACGGTGCCTACCGCTGGCAAGTTCCGCGTGTACGACAACGCCAGCGTCATCACGGTCCAATTCGGCACCAACTACGCAGTCGGCACCAAGATCGAAATCTTGCTCATTGGTAGTGCTGCCACTGCTAGCACCGGCGTCACTGATATCAACGACGGAAGCGCTCTGGTAAGCGGCTTGCCTCAGCAGGTTGTCACCCAGGAGTTCCTGTTCGCTGATACCGCTCCGATCATCATGCGTGCTCTTGGCGCTACGGGCTGATAGGGGCTAACCGCATGAACTGGCCCTTCCACGGAATGGCCCGCTTGTCAGAAACCCCGGAGGAGCGCATGGACCAGCTCCCGCCCATTCCACCTATGCCGGAGGGGGATGACCCCACGACGTGGAACAGGACGCTTTACAATTTGATAGTCAATCTCTATCAAGAGGTAAATACGCTCCGCCGGGATTTCACAACTATGACAGTAGTTCAACAGGAGCTTACCGAACTCAAGAAGCAGACAGCCCTCTTGGACAAGCAGGTCGAGTCGCAAGCTAACCAGCTGAAGATTGCTAAATGGATCGGAGGCATCGTCGGCGCTCTCGCATTGGGGACCATATGGAAGCTTATCGCAGGGGGCTGATACTTTTGGTGTGCATCCTCCCACTCGGGGGATGCTACCATTTGAATCGGGGTAGCGTCGTCGCGAATGCGAAGAACGCGCATATCGCAGCGGTAGCACTTGAGCGGGGGTATTGCACTCCTGCACAAGGCAGCGCAGCGATCAAAGACGCCACTCGCGCTATCCTTGAGATCAGCGGCGAATGGCCTATCTCCGAGGAGCATCTCAGGGTTGTCCCCAGAGAAGCGCGGGCAATGGAAGAGATCCTCCCATGACCGAGCCCCAAATAATCACCCTACAAGAGTGGTACGATAATCCTGCAGCTGCGTCCAAGGCAGTGTCTGACGGCGCGCAGATGAGCATCGAAAGCATGCTCACCGTCGGCATGCTCGTCTACCTCGCAGTCAACAAAGTGTTCAAATGGGCGCCTGTTCAGGGCGACGGGGTCCTGGAAGTAGCTGGTAACCTTCTGAAGCTCGGATACAAGAAAATCTTCAAGAAGGACCCGCCTGATGTCTGACCGTGTGCCGACGGCTGAAGAGAATCTCCGCGCCAAGTTTGACAAGCTTGTCGTCCCGCCGGACGACATCAAACGCATGATGGACGACTGGGAAGACCTTCGCGAGGCCCTGCACACTGAAATCAATGCGCTGCAGTCCGCTGACTCGGTAGGGGTGAACCTCTCATTGCGGTTCATGAGTGCCCTCACCAGCCAACTCGCTGGCGACACTCCCGAGATGAGCGCGGCTCCCCGCAGCATGCTCCCCTATAATTCTCTCCGGGACATCGACGCTTTCGCCGATACCTGCCAAGTTCTCGGTAACCGCTTAGCTGCGGCTGGCCGTCTCGAAGAGACAATACCCGGACTCATTCAAGATACTCTGACTTTGCCTGTCGGTTGGGTTAAACTCTGCTGGCAAGAAGACTGGACAAAAGATCCTACCGGCGGGCGACATTTTGATGCCCTCGACCAGCTCACTGCTCGGTACGAGTCGCTTCGCGCACGCATGCGTTCCGGAGAATTCGACGAGGATTCTGCTGAGTACCTGGAGTTGCAGGACACGAAAGAGGCTATCCGCCTCGCGCAGTCCCAGGTCGTGCGCGACACCTTCAACCAGACGCCTTTGGCTACCCCCGTCGTCGACGCGAAGGGGAATGTGCACGAAGACCCACGTCTCGCGCAGCTGAACAAGTTGCAAGAGGGCGAGCTGCTACCACTCAAAACAGTGCCGCATTACAAGGGCTTCACGTTCGACAGCGTAGACCCCGAAGATATCCGCTGGGACTGGAACGTCCGCCGCCCGGAATTTCTGACCGAATGCGATTGGATCGCGCACCGCGTGTTCATGACCAAAGATCAGATCATCAGCAAGTTCGGTCTGACATCCGAAGAAATCGAAGAGCTACCAAACGATAGCGAAAGCAATGATGCGCGCTACGGCGTAGCCAAAGCTACGCAGGCTCAGCGTCGAAGGGACGACGCAGATGACACGCACGAAGTGGGAAAAATCCCAGTCTGGGAAATGTGGTATAAGCCAACCCGAACAGTCTATGTGTGGGCGGAGGGGTACTGTGGGTTCCTCGATTCGTACCAGCCGGAGATTACTTCGTCTCGTTGGTATCCGTTCTTCATGCTGCAGTGGAACCGCGTCACCGGGCGGATGGTGGGGATCAGTGATTTCGAGTTAGCCCTCCCCCTCCAGTTCGAATACAACGAACTCCGTACACACGACCGCGAGGCGCGCAACGCCGCGTATCCACGCTACTTGTTCAAGGCCGGCATCCTCTCGGAGGCGGAACTCAACCGCATACGGCAAGCGCTGCCGTTCGACATCGTCGAAGTTCCTACCCCGGAAGACGTGACCAGCAACATCCATGAACTCAATCCTGTGAAATACGATCCGCAGCGATACGGTATCGGCCTGCAGCGCGTGCGACTGGACATGGAGGCCGTCTGGGGCTTACCAGCTGCAGGGCTCGGCAGCACCGGCGCAGCAGGACTCGCGACCGAAGTAGCGTTTGCCGGCCAGCAACTCAAGTTGCAGACCAACCGTCGAGCGAGCATCATCAACGGATTCCTATCGGACATCTTCCGGGCCATGTTGGAGATCGCCTTCGAGGCTATGGAGCCGAGCGAGATCAAGACGCTCGTCGGCGAAGGCGCAGTCATCCCAGAGAATATGCTCTACTACCTGAATAGTGTCGACATCCGTGCGTCGGTTGATGGCCCACCGGATGCCAAAGATATTCAGGACTTTGTTATGCTCTTCATCAACACTGCTGCCGCATTCCAGATGCAGGGCAACGGTGAACAAC